TATTATACCATTTATAGTATTTCAATTAATTAGTATTTTAAAAAACGCATCAATGTTAGATTTAATTCCTAATGATGTTTTAAAAACAGTATTAAATAAGATAGACCAACATAAAAATATTAACCCTGAAAATTAAAAAGTTTTAATTCTACATAATTTAAAAAGATTTAGGCTTGGCTTTTGCTAAGCCTTATCTTATCTTAATAAGAAAATGCATCCTATTAAAGTTATTGAAAAGAATTTATCTAAACTTCAAAAACTTAAATATAATCAATTTCTTTGGTGGAGGAGATGGTCTGCTAAAAATAAACCACTTCATAAAGACTCACCCTTATTAGATAAAATCAATAATGGTGACTATAATTTTAGTCCTTATTTTTGGCAAATCCAATATTGTGAATGGGAAATAGAACAAAAAAGACTAAAATATCCTGGTGATCATGAACGTTTTTGTGAAGAAAGTGTGATGGATTTTCAACGTCGTAAACGTTTAAGTGAAGATCATGAGAAATATGAGAATGAAAATTTAGCATTATTAAAAAAAGATTTTGTTAAGACATTTCGTATGACTGAAGAAGATTTTGACAGAGAAATAATAGAGTTTGATGGTGATGTGAAAGATTTTTATATTTATTGCGAACATAAATTTCGTAAATATAATATACCTGAAACTGTAAAATCTCGTAGAGGACGTCCTTGTAAAAATAAAAGTTAATGAAAATATCACATGAAGTTCCTATAGCTTATTTAGAAGCTAGTAACTGGTTTAATGACTATGACTATTGTCTTCCACACCTTTTAGATTTGTATCCTGACTATGAAAAATATTTTAGGGAAGCAAAACAAAAAGGACGATACATTATAATGGACAATTCACTCCATGAATTAGGTGAAGCTTATAACACCAGTCGTTTGATATACTGGGTAAATGAACTTAAACCTAATGAATTTATCATCCCAGATGTATGGGAAGATGCTATTAAGTCTATGCGTAATGCTAAAGAATGGTTGCATGTAGAACTTCCTGATGGAGTAAAAAAAGTAGCTGTGGTTCAAGGTAAATCATTTAATGAAGCTGTTAAATGTTATCATACTTATAAACTATTAGGGTATGAAAAAATAGCTTTTTCATATGGAGCTGATTATTACCATACTGAAATGTGTCCTCATCCTAATAAAGATATAGGTAAAGCATTAGGTCGTTTGTTAGTAATTAGTAAAATGTTAGAAATAAAAGCCATAAACAGATCAGACGAAATTCATCTTTTAGGTTGTTCTGTACCACAAGAATTCCTATATTATAAAGGGATTGAACAAATAAAAACTATAGATACTTCAAATCCTATTATGGCAGCTTTTGATGGTACATTATATAATGATTGGGGTTTGTTAGAAAAACCTAAAACTAAAATTGATGATGTAATTGGAGATAAAACTGATTTTCAAGTATATCAAAAAATTGAACATAACGTAGAAACATTTAGAAAAATAAATAATTTATGAAAAAACAAGCAGTATTGTCACTAAGTGGAGGTATGGACAGCTCCACATTGTTGCTTCATCTACTCGCCAATGGCTATGAAGTGACAGCACTGTCTTTTGACTATGGTCAAAAACATCGAGTAGAACTTGAGCGAGCTCAATCATTAGTAGATTATCTTAATGATAAAGGACAAAATATAAAATATGGAATGGTTAAACTTGATGGTTTAGCTCCTATGCTTAATAGTACTCTTGTAGAAGGTGGTGATGAGGTACCTGAAGGACACTATGAGCAAGAAAATATGAAAGAAACAGTTGTTCCTAATCGTAATAAGATCTTTAGTTCAATTATTCAAGCTGTAGCTTTATCAATATCTAATAAAACCCATAATAAAGTTTTAATAGCTATGGGTATCCATGCTGGAGACCATGCCATCTACCCAGATTGTAGACAAGATTTTAGAGATGCTGATTATAAAGCTTTTATTGAAGGTAATTGGGAAGCTGAATATGTTAGTTATTATACTCCATATCTTAAAGGAAATAAACTTGATATATTAAAAGATGGAGAAAAGTGTTGTAATTTATTAGGGTTAAGTTTTGAAGAAGTTTATTCACGAACTAATACTAGCTATAAACCTATTCAACATAATGGAAAATGGTATAGTGATTTTAAATCAGCCTCTTCAGTTGAAAGAGTTGAAGCATTTATTAAATTAGGCCGCCCTGACCCAGTTGAATATGCTGATAAAAATGGAGTTATTGGATGGGAGCAAGTTGAAGAATATGTTAAAACTATTTTAAATAATAAATAATGGAAGGATATACAATTTTACCTAATGGTCTTATTAAACAAAATAAAATTTTTTCAAATATTCAATCATATGATAAAGAATATATTGAAACTAGATACAATTCTTATGGAGAAAAAGGTCTCCAAATGGCTTATTTAAGACTTGGGTTTATTTTAGGAGTTTTAAAAACTACACCTAATAGTATTTTAGATATTGGTTATGGTAATGGAGACTTTCTTAAAGTCTGTTCTCAAACCATTCCCCTATGTTATGGAAATGACATCTCAGGATATCCTCTTCCTCCTAAAGTAAATTTTATAGAAAATATATTTGAGAATCATTATAATGTAATTACATTTTTTGATTGTTTAGAACATTTTGAAAACATTGATTTTGTATCAAATCTTAAATGTGACTATGTTGTAGTTAGTGTCCCTTGCTGCCATTTCTTTTCAGAAGAATGGTTTATAAATTGGAAACATAGAAGACCAGATGAACATTTTTATCATTTTGGTAAAGAATCTATAGTTAGATATTTTAATGAAATGGGATTTAAACAAATTCTTCAAACTAATATTGAAGATATTATAAGAACTCCAATTGACTCATATCAAAATATTTTAACATGCGTGTTTAAAAATATTAAATGATGGAATATGGATTTAAAATAAAAGGTTGTTTTGGAGATGTTTTATATTCAACACCTATAATAAAATATATAAGTAAAAGTCAAGACAAAAAATTATTATTAGAAACTGATCAACCTGATTTATTTATCAATAATCCATATATTAAAAAAATATACAATATAAATAATAATGAATTTTTTTCTGAAGAAGTATTAGTTTTTAATTGTAATATATATCACACAACTGAAGGTAATCAAAAAAATATAAGAAAAATGCATACAACAGACTATTGGTCTGTGAATTTAGGTTTTATTCTTCATCCTGATGAAAAAACTCTTGAATTTTATCCTGATCCTATAAATATAGAATTGCCTAAAAAAGATTATATTGTAATAAATCCGTCAACAACTGATCTTTGTAGAACTTGGAGTTTTGAAAATTGGGAATCATTAATAAATTTAATTAAAACTAATACTAATTTAGAAATAGTAGTTATTGGGAAAACTATGAGTTACAATATAACAGATTCTAATACTTTAAAATCCTTTTTTAAAGTTAAAAATTATAACATTATTGATATGACTGACCAATTAAATCTCTCTCAACTTTGGCATTGTATACAAAACAGTAAAGCGGTTATAACACCTAATGCCGGAATCTTACCCTTCTCAGGCACTACAGATACTTTTATAATTCAATTAGGGGGAGCTATTCATCCTTATAATAGAACTCCTTATAGAAAAGGATCCCAAAATTATAAACATATTCTTATAGAAGGAGATTGTAAATTATTCTGTCAGAGTGATCTAAAATATAGTAGAGCTGGTGAAAATTCTAGAGTAATTGATGGATTTCCTATAGGTGGGTGGTGTTATGAAAATAAATCTACTTTTGAATGTCATCCTACTCCTGAAAAAGTTTTTAATGCATTATTAAGTTTAGTTTAAAATTAAATCAAACTTATGAAAAAATCTAAACAATTTTCAGCTTTAAAATAATTAGGAAATTTATAAAAAAATTTTTATATTTAAAACAAAAATGCCTAAATTTCAATCAACAAAAATATTTGACGGATTTAGTTGTGTGTTTCGTCAATGGAAAGCTGAAGGAACTCATTGTAGATTCCTACATGGTTATGGAGTAAGTTTTAAAGTATGGTTTGAAGGTGAACTTGATGAAAAAAATTGGGTTTGGGATTTTGGAGGTATGAAACGAGCTAATGGAACTATTGATGGAATGAATCCTAAAGCTTGGATGGATTATATGTTTGATCATACTACCTTAATTGCTGAAGATGATCCATATCTTGAAGGTTGGAAGGTTATGGATCATCATGGTTTAATTCAACTTCGAGTTATACCTCATGTTGGTGCTGAAAGATTTGCTGAGTTTGTCTTTAATAAGATTAATGATTTTGTTAAAGCTGAGACTGATAATAGAGTTAGAGTTACTAAAGTAGAGTTTATGGAACATAATAAAAACAGTGCAATTTATGGCGAGTAATAGAATTGAAGATTATAGTAAAATACTTCCTATAGTAGAAGTTTATTTATGTGTTCAAAGTGAAGGTAGTAGGGCTGGTATGCCTACCATAGCCATTCGTACAACTGGATGTACTCACCGTTGCTGGTTTGGTGAAGGTGGGTGGTGTGATAGTTGGTATACTTCAATTCATCCTGAAAAGGGAACA